AAAAGGGCGTTTTCAGAAATAGCCAGAGCTTCCGGAGTCGATCTGTCCGGTGAAATAAAGATAATGCAAATAAGCTATAAAGGGTACTTGATATTTCTAGATAACCACTTACAAGATCACACCATCATTGGAATTGGCGATCCATACGCAACAATTGCCAAAATAATCAGCGATAGCATAAATAAATAAAGCCGCATTATGCGGCTTTTCCTTTATCACACATAAACCGCATTCAGCTTTTCAACATCAATAACAGGCTGTGAAAAGCATCTGCACTCAATAGCCTTGCCTGGGTGTCCATCTCTCGGCGGCTTACTCCACTTAAACACCTTACCTTCTCTATTCCAGTGGTCCATATGCTGCCTATTTCCTTTTGGATACAAACCGCTAGGATTGCCTACCACGCGCCTGTCATCTTGATTGCGCCAGATGTACTCATCAAAGCCAGATTCTTTATTGCGCTCTTCTGTGATTGCAGAGGTTAGGGAGCCTGTCTGGTCTCTAGCGATACGCCTAGCTCTACGCTCATCAATGCCGTAGATCTCCTGTAGTCTTTTTGGCAGCCCTTGTGGAAGATTGCCAGCAAAGTGATCGACTATAGCACGGCTAACCCTTGCGTGATGCTGCTGCGGTATCGACTCAATCAGTGATACGTTTTCAGCTATAGAGCTATTTAGCACGGTCGCCATTTCCTCACTATCTATAATGCTAGCAAACTCAACACCTAGGGCCGACTTAACCATGTTGTCGTAGCGCGTCTTATGCTCTTGCGTTGTGTCATCAACAAAAGAGTTAGCAAGCGCTTCACTGGCTCTGTCAAATTCCGTTTGAGCGTCACGGTATAGAATTCTCGCTTGTGCCATTAGTTCGGCTTGCGTTGAGCCATCCGCGAACAATGCAGATAGAATGCGCGTCTGGCCTTTTAAGTTGCTGGTTAACTCAAGCAATGCATCTTCATAGCGTTTTCGCACACCGCGAGACGGACGCAAAGGACGGCCATTTTTGACCGTCTTGCGCTTAGTTCTATCTTGGTAAGATCTAGGTAGAAGTATTGGCATTACTCACCATCCGGCATAGGTGGCTCATCTGTTATTAGATCGTCTGACCTTTCCTGTATGTCTTCATCGCCGCCGTGGTTGTAGTCTGCAATTTCCCACTCATCAGCCAAGGTCAAAAGCTCATGGTCCGAGAATATACCTGTATTGGAAAGCGCAACGAACGAGTCGACATTAACCTTGCGGGTATCGGCTTCTTCTTTCTCACTAGGAACCCATAAAGGCTTGAAGTCAATAAATACATCGTCAACACTAACCGAGTCACCAAACACGCTAGGGATAAGGACTTCAAGCAACTTGTTTAGCTTTGGCAGTAGCTTGGTCTTTTGGTCAGTCTCAATGCGCCCGTAGTAGTTTTCCATGGCGGATTTGCCGTCCGTATTTAACCCACCTGGGGCCTGATTTAGATATCGAACAGCTGGAATATCTGCTGCTCCACACAAAACCTCTAGGCTGGACATCATTAATTCCGGAACAGAGCCAAATGAAGCTGAATGCTGCTTTATATCACCGTTATCCATGCCGGGAATCTTATCCATAACTGCGCCACGGTAAAGGGAGATCTGATTCATTAGCTCTTCTAGGTGACGCATGCGATCACGTCCTGCCTTTGTTGCATCCATAGTGGCAACGTCTGCGCTAGTAAAAATAACACTAGCCATGTTCACCAGATGGTAAGCGGCGTTTCGCGTACCCTCCGCACGGAATATATCCTCAGCAACGGGCTTGAGTACAGACTCACCGAAGCCGCGAACATAACTGCGGCTGATGTTGTCGTTATACTCGTCGTCGTAGCGCTTAAATAGCGGATCTCCATCAAACACAATCAGCCTTGACTCATGAACTAGCTCACCGCCAACACTGTAGATTTTTGGCTCGTCGTAGTTTGATTGAATCGGATCGTCGTACCACTCTGAAACTGAACAGCGGTTTTTTGATATGACATTTAGGTATTTCAGATCGCCCTCACTGATTGATTCAGTATCTAGCGGATCTTGCAATTCGACGCCTTCAACCTCAGCAACACCCATTAGGATTACACAGCCGCCGAATAGGCGCTCTTTGGTTGATGCGTTGCGAAACTTCTCAATCACTTTAAGATTAACAAGCTCGTTGGCGAGTTCTTTCTCTTGATTATCGTCCAGTCCCTCAAACTTGAAAGGCTTGCGAAACATATCATCTACCGGGATATCGATAATCTTACGGGCCTCCCAATGACGCGCGTATAGCTCAGCATAATATTTATCACTACGCCCACGCTGTGACACTTGGCGACCTCGATCACCAACGCCGCGGCGACCTGTGCTCATGCATTCTTCTGCCTCTTGGATGTTTCTTTCGCGTGATGTGTCATTTATGGTCGGCACTGAGTTTTTAGCCCTGAATGCCTGTGTTATAGAATTGAGGATTCTCATTACCTTGCCTTGTGATTTGGATATAAGAGAAGTTTACCACAAAAACAAGAAAAGCCTCACTATGAGACTTTGACTAAAGAAATGCGCCCATCACCAAACCTAGCACAGCAAGATAGGTTCGATAACAGGCGCAGAGCTAACAGAATACCGATTCAATTAGTGGATGTAGATAAGGCTTGGCAATCTTCCTGACCCCCCCCTTTGCGTTCTTTGACGTCGCGTAGTATCCATTTGGCATCATGCCCATGCTTGGCAGTATTCTCAATCACCCAGCCGCTAGCAATTAACGTGGAAACCGCGTTTCTAGATTGAGTTTTATCTAGGCCAGTCAGCTCCATTACATCAGCATTGGTAATTATCGCACCTTCATTATCTGCAAAGTGCGTAGCAATCTTTCTGCTTGCGCTAGATTTGCGCATGCGTTTTATTTTTTCTGAGTATTTGCCTTTCATTGCTCACCCCTGACTGCCACGAATGCGCGGTTAAAGTTGGTTTTCTTTGCGTTGCGTTTTGCGCCAGCCAACTGCTCAGGCGTTGGTTGTTGTTTGTTCTTGATGAATATTGCACGCCCCTCACTATCAGTCTCTCCGCTAGCAATTCGGCGTTCCTCAAGATCTCGCAATCTCGCTTGGTTTTGAGAATAATTGCGCCTAGTGCTATCACGCTTTGACTCCATGTCAATTCCGCGCATGGCGCATATCTCGGTCAGTGCGTTTTCTAATTGTTCTGGTGTATTTACTGAATTCATTGCTCTATTCCTTATGTATAAATTATAGCGCGTTATCTAACCCCAACGCGCTTACACTTATCAACTTGGCGACGGCGAACAACCGTAACGTGTCCATTTCTTGCGCGCGACTCTTGATTGAATCTCGCTGCAATTTCCCAAATTTTCCCCTGACCGTAGTATTGGTCTCTGTTATCGCCGAATTCTTGCATGGTGTTTCTCCCATAAATCTATGAAATTAATTCCCTTAATTTTTCTTCTTGTGCAGACCTAGCAGCAGACCAAGCAGACCTAGCAGACCAAGCAGCCCTAGCAGAAGACCTAGCAGCAGACCTAGCAGACCAAGCAGACTCAGCAGCAGACTCAGCAGCAGACTCAGCAGCAGACCAAGCAGCAGACCAAGCAGACTCAGCAGCAGACCTAGCAGGATCACGTAAATCTGTGTTGTTAGTTTCCAACCAATTAACAATTAAATCATAATCTTGACTAGAACAATATTTGGCAATTTTTTCTATATTCTGTAGCGCGCAAAAAGATGCGAATTTACGCCAAAAATCATCGTGCTCACTCATTTCTGGTACTCTGGAGATCACCCATAGAGTGTCATTTAAATCATTACTATCCAAAATACTGACCAGCGGAAAAGGCTTGGTCATATCCGCTTTAGAGCCTCCATTAGCTTTAAGTACTTTTTTCCACCCATCCTCGCAAGGGTTTGCGTCTTTAATTTGCTGTAGAGTTATCATTATTTTCATGGTGTTTCTCCTGTTGTTTTGATGGTTAGATAATGGCATAAGTGGTGATTATTAAAAGTGATGAGTGTCACAGTTTTTAAAATACAGACAAAGAAAAACCCGCCTAGTTGGCGGGTTGTTTTCTCGGCATTTAGCGCTGCCTAAATTTAACATCTCTCGATGACATGATCACAGTTGGAGGTCACTGCTCATGCTGCTAGTGTTTTTGTCGGTCATGCTACGTATTTGGAGGATATAACCAAATCAACGACTTCCATCTCTGGCAAGGATTAGCACCGCTAGCTGGCACACCTTCTTTTTAGCTCTCGCAGGTAAAAATCTCAAAACAAATCATAGCTTTTACTGTCGAGCTCTTAAAGAGACCTGCGTCACAGTTTTAACGTTTGGAATAATATTGCCAGATTGAAACGGCCATTGTTGTATTATCTACTTGGTCATCATGCAGGTGCGTGTCATCCGTGGTAAATCTCTCATGCTCTCCAACCCAATCATCCGACCAGTCGATAACCTCACCAGTTACCGAGTTAACAACGCCGTTGTCAGGTAGCCATACATCACCATTGGCAATGGGCCACATGGATTCGTTGACGCGACCAACTTTATCATCAGGAAATGCATAATCTTTAGGCTTCCACGGGATCGCCTTTACGCCCTTCTGCCTTAGTGACTGAATGAGGGACAGACCAGATGCCTTTGCCTCAATGTAAATGCCGTTGTTCACCTGATACTTAGCAAGCCTTTGCTGTGTCTCACGCACAAGCTCAGGGAACTCCCACCAGCCGCGGCGTCGATCTAGCAAGTAAAGTCTCTTGTCACCTTCACATCCCCATAAGCTGAATACACTTGGGTCATTGCTAGTCTTAGCTGTGTATGCCGTATCAGCAACCCAGAAAAACATTGAACACCTACCCATGACCTCTGTATGGTCCTCGTAAAAGTTCCAGTACTCGCGCTTTATCTTGCCGCCGCCTTCCGGCGTTGGTTGCTGCTGCATCTGCCCGGCAAACATATAAGGGTTTTTTGCTTTCATTTTGCGAAGGTCTTCAAGGCTATGCTTGGCGGGCCAAAGCGCTTCTTCGTCATCAGAGCCTTCTCGCAAAATAGCGGGTAGCACCAGGTGACTCCACTTTAGCTCAGTATCGGCTAGCAACATGCCGCAAAAATCCATCTCGTGCAGCCTCTGCATGATGATTATCACCGGGGTGTGCTTTGAGTTCCTACGTGACTTAATGGTTTCATCCCAGCGCCTATTAATTGACTCTCGCTTAACATTGGATCGCGCATCATCGGGCTTTAAAGGATCGTCCGCAATAATTGCGCCAGAGAAATTAAACTTACCATTCTCAAACTCATCAATACGACCAGCTCCAAAGCCAGTTACAGAGCCACCAGCCGCGGTCGCATAGAATACGCCGCCCTGCTCGGTTCCCCACGCCTTTTTAGAGTCCTTGTTGTTCTTGATGGTGATTAGTGGCCAAAGCTCCTGAAACTCTTTAGACTTGATAACCGCCTTTACGGTTTCTGAGTTATCTAGAGCCAAAGGATCTGAATAGGACAGGTGAATAAACTCAGAGCGCGGATTTTTGACCATGCACCAAGCCGAGAACATTTTAACTACGATCTCAGTCTTAGAGTAACGAGGGGGCATATTGATAATAAGGTTGGTAACTTCACCCCTGTAAACCTTCATGAGCTCATCACAGATGCGCTTGTGATGCCAAGAGAAAACAAACTTAGAGCCCTTCTGGTGCTTAAAGAAGTACCTAACAAAGAACTCGAAGTCGTTTTCGCAGCGCTTTTTAATTACACCAAGCCGAATTGCCTCATCGCTAAAACTCGTCATCAAGCGCCTGCATAACCTTAGTTAATTGATCGTCTGAGATTTCAAGTGGTTTTGGTGACATGCTTTCATCGCTAGATGTATGATCTATAGCTTTCTTGTCGCCATACTTCTTAGGTGCGAGTCTCTCCATTGTCCACCTACGCGTCTCTATGCGTAGTTTTGACCTCTGAACGTGCTCACGGTCAAGTGTAGGTCCCTTCTCTGTTTCTACGTAATCCTGAGAGCTGTCATCCGCTATTTCGATAATCTCGTCTAGG